AGATGTATTTGGGACCTACCTTCCTTTACCGTAAAAGATAACATTCCGGATTGGAAAGTACAAACTAATGAATGGAACGTAGAAGATTCTGGTAAATGGAGAACCTCTGATACTGATGATTTCTTTTACGAAATTGAGGAGCAAAAAGATGATTGATAAAATTAAAAATATGGCTAACAAATGTTGGTGTAATCACAAGGTATGTGTAATTATAATTGCAGTTCTTGTTGTGGCTTACATTGTAAAATAGAATTATGGAGATGGCCAGGATGAATTATTACTTTACAGGTTTGTTAATTGTAATGTTAGTTCTCCTGGCTTTCTGTGGAGGTCCACATGTCCAATAAACCACTAAGAATATCAGAGGAGGCTGCCGTGCAGATGCCAATGAAAACGGTTGCTAGTTTGATCATTATGGTCGCTGTCGGAACCTGGGCTTATTTCGGTATTATTGAAAAACAAAACAAGATGGCTACACAATTAGAACTAATGTCTAAAGATGTAGAAAACAATTCAGAGTTTAGAATTAAATGGCCACGAGGACAGATGGGTACATTGCCCGCGGATTCTGAGCAGTACATGATGATTGAGGATTTGTATAAGACCACCGATCGTTTAAATGAACACATAGAGTCAATGGCTTTAAACAAAGTAAATATAGAATTTTTAACAAAACAAATGGAAAAGGTTTTGGTTGATATAGAAAAATTAAAAGATCAAAACAGAGATTTTAAATACAACGGCAATGGAGGTACACATTGATTACAGAAGTTGTAGTGGCCCTTTTGATGTTTGTAAACGGAGAAATTAAAGAGCACTTGGTGCAAAAAAATATGGCAGCATGTCTTCGTGGTAAACGCCACGCGGAAAGACAGTTTAGTGAATCAGTAACCTACAAATGTTACAAAGGTAAGGCAAAGATAGAGTTGTATCAAGGTAGAAAATATATTAAAGCTTTAATATTAGAATAATGGTAAAAAAAAATTTAAAATTTCAAGCCGAAGTAGTTAATGGCAAGTGTCCAACGTGTGATCAATTTACTACGTTAGTAAGTATTGATAGAGATTTTTTTAGGTGTATGAGTTGTGGATCAGATTTAGAACAACATGTAAATGGTAAGATAACTTATCTGCCAGTTATAACAGCACCTCAAGGAGCAAAGCCATTTGTTAAAGAATGGTTAGACGACGATGGCGAAAAAGTTTAAAGATTTTGTAGGACACGAAGCTACATTTCATAAGACATCAATTGGACGTACTCCAAGTAAATGTAAAATGAATAAATCAAAACGCCGTTCGTGGAAGAAGTATCGCGGACAGGGAAAATAATGAAATTTTTATTGACGGTATTTATTTGTTCCGTTGTGAGCGGAGAGTGCTACACAAATCCTGAGTATCCTAAAACATTCGATAATCATTATGAATGTATGCGTGCTGGATTAGTAGATGCATATGAAATATTAATCGCGGATGGTAATTTTACTGAAGAACAAATAAACACGTTACAGTTGTATCCTAAATTTGTCTGTGCACCTATAAAAGACGAAGGTAAAATAACTACTTAAGAATCATTCTAAATTGTCTGCCCGTCCCAAGAAAGGGACGAACAAACAAAAGGTGTGAGAAGAGACTTTCTTTTTACATTAAATAAATAATACTTGCAAATTATTTATTTTAGCATATATTCCCATACATGAAGAGAATTAATAACAGAAAGAAGAAGTAATGAAAAGACCAAGAAGAGATAAAGAACACATGGCAATACGTAGAAAAAATAATTTTGAAGATCGTTATGCTAAAGGTATACACTTTGATATTAGATCGAAGGGTTGTTGTTTTATAACAATGCAAACTCATGCAGGACCATTGGAAGTTTATATAGATGCTATGGATGGATTGGATGATGCACCACACGTTAGTGCAAGGATACCTGGTAGAAAAGTAAAAGAAATATTTGTAAAATGATTATTAACAAAAGGAGAAAAAATGGCAGATCCAAATAAATTTAAATCTGTATCAGTGCCAATAGATACTTACAAAAAGTTAAATTTTTTAGCTGATGGTAAGTTTTTAGATGCACAACTTACAATTAGTAAAACCATTGAAGCACTAGCTTCACGAGCAGCAAAGAAGTTAGGATATAAAAATGGAAAAACAAAAGATTAAAGTAATATGTGACCATTGTAAAGGTAATGGTTACTTAAGAGAGAGTAATGGTTCTTATACCGAGGTACATCAATGCCCTACTTGCAATTCACAAGGTGAAGTAGTGGCAGAGTTGTATGAGCAATTAGTTAATGATGAAGTTGTTAACAAAAATACAACTGTTAAACAACTACAAGATTTATTAGTAAAAGTAGAGAAAGCAAGATTACAATGAATGACACCGACATTGCTTACATAGCAGGGTTATTTGATGGTGAAGGAAGTATTAATATAAGACGTGCAGTTGAGAAAAAGAAAAGACATAATAAAAAACCTGGATATCGAATGTCTAATTCAATGAGAATATCTATGGAAATTACTATGACTGATCGTAGTGTTTTAATTTGGTTACACGAAGTTTTAGGTGTTGGAACTTTAAGACCTAAAAAAGTAAAAGGTAAAAGAGTAGATGGCACTCCTTACCTCAAACAATATAAATGGAGATGTGTGTTTAGAGATGCGTTTAAAGTTTGTTGTTTATTATTTCCTTACGCACATACGAAGTTAGGTAAAATTACGCAAGTAATAGAACATTATGCAAAGATCCCAGATAATGTTGTGAAGGATAATGTAGTAAATTTTGAACACTACAAAATGTGGATCAAAAACTAAAGAAAGGAAAAATAAATATGAACAATGAGTTAGAACAATTACAACAAGGATTAAAACCAGGTGAGGTTAGATTACATAATAAATTTCACCCTACAAGATGGAAGTGTGGTTTTGCGAAGTATCATTTTCACAGACCCTTTGAATATGAGATAATTAAAAAAGGACAACACTCCGATGTTAAATATAAAATAAGAAAACGTTGGGCGAGCGTAGGTAAAAACCATATTTTAATTAGACCTATTTCTATTGGAGAGACTAAACAAACTAATATACTTGGAGTTGATATTACTCAATATGAATTTTGGATCGCCAGAAATTTTATAAGAAGAGGACCTAATTCTTGGAGCATAAAAAAAAATAGATGGATTATGAAACAGGTGTTTGAGTTCTGTTTAAAGAAAGCAATAAGAGGAGAAACATATTGGCAAAATCCTTTTACCTGGCCGTTTGAAATGAAAGATCCTTATAAATGAGTAGAAGTGTTTGGTATAAAAAAAGACAAGATCTCTCTTATCTTTTAGATAAGAGAGATAGAGAAGAACCTTTTACTAATTGGGAAGAAGAACGATTTGAAAAATATTTAGATAAGACTAGTTTAATTACATACTATACTCACGACAAAGAAAACTTAACACCAGAGTACATAAAGCTATGTAAAATAATAATAAATAGACATGAAATGGGAGAATAAATTTATATATCCAAAAACGGTACGCGAAGCGATAGAGGGTAAACGTCATTATAATATTAATGACAAAGAAAAATTACCATCGGTTACTACGATACTGTCAGCGACCGAATCGGAAGAGAAACGCGAATCGTTGAAAGCGTGGCGAGAGAAGATGGGTGAGGCCAACGCAGCGCGGATCGTGGATGAGTCTGCGGCACGTGGAACGGCGATGCACAAAATACTTGAAATGTATATCCTTGAAAAAGGGTATCTAGATGAGACAAGCGTTGGAAAACAGGCCCATAACATGGCTATAAGGGTCATAGAGCAGGGTCTATGCAATGTACCCTTATACTACGGCACAGAATGTACTTTGTATTATCCTGGGCTATATGCGGGCCAAACTGATCTCGTTGGGGTACACAAGGGTCAAGATGCTATTATAGACTTTAAACAAACGAACAAACCGAAGCGCCGAGAGTGGATCGGGGATTACTGTCTTCAATTGGCGGCTTATGCAATGGCTCACAATTTTATCTATAAAACAGAAATTACCAAAGGTGTGGTGATGATGTGTAGTAAAGATAATTACTACCAGGAATTTGTTATTGAGGGTAAGGAATTTCAAAAATATAAACACCAATTTTTAAGGAGGGTTGATGAGTATTATAAAAAAAGAAACAGCGATGTTAGACAAGATAGCTAATGCTTACTACAAAGCTGAAAACAAAGAGATAAAAGCGATGTGGAGAGAAAAGTGGTATAAAGGTGTCAAAAATGTGGCAAAGAGATATGAACAAATGTATCCAAAAATTAAACATGATAGGTTAAATTAATGAGATTAAGAGACTTACAACAAATATTAGATCAATTTACCAAAGGACAAAAAGGCACAATGATATCTGATTGTCCAGTTTATATTGAAACTATGACAGGACATTTAGAAGATGTCAGGCGTATTGAAATACAAGAGAGTAATATAATTGGAGACGCAAACCCGGCCAGACTTGTAATCAAAGCAGATAAAAATGAATTATTTAGATCAAGGACATTTAAACAAAGTTAAAAGGTTCCCTGGGACTGGGGTGAAAGCGAGAGTGGAAGCCCCACAAAATTATGAAAAAAGTAATAATACAAAGTAAAGATATAACACCAAAACAATGGTCAAATTTTATTTTAGAGTTAAATTTGATTAAAAAATCATGGAAACCCTACGCAACAATAGATTTACAAGGTAAAGGTGTTAAAAAAATAATAATAAACGGCACAAAAAGATACAAAGTTTAGAATAATTCTAAACTGTGCCATACATAAGTGGAATTTTAGGGTAATTTTTTTTTTCAGTGATCACTTTTTATTGGTGGCACAGTGGCACAAAGTCTAAATTTGACCTATTATTGTTGATATTGTTGATTAATAGCTGTGCCAAAGGGTCTGTTTTGAGTGGCACATCATGGCACAGATGACAGTATTGTTGAATAGTAGACGATTTTGCTCTGGCACAGTAGTAAAAGTATGGTTAGTATATGCAGTAAGTGCATAGAGGTTAAATAAGCATTGGTATTGGCTATTTATTTTCATGTACTCGGCGCGCGAGGGATTTTTTAGTTTTTGTAAAAACAAATTTGCCTAAAAATTCCCCTATAGTATAAGGAATGATATGAGACGACTTAAAAAATCTAAATACAAATCTGTTGTAATCAAAAAGAAAAGATATTACTTCTACAAAATTACATGGTTGGACATCACAGGTGATGCCGGGCACGCAGACTTACATACAGCAGAAGGTTTTATGCCATCTGTAATGATTACACATGCATACTTACTTAACAAAGATAATAAAAATGTTAGAACCTTTGCAAGTTACGAACAGAATGATGAATTATTTAGTGATAGAAATGTATTTCCAAAAGGGTGTATAATTAAAATGGAAAAAATAAATGAAAAATAAAAAACTTAATCCTACATTGACAAAGAATATGCCTAATGTAAAATGGGACCAACTTCCACCAAGGAAAGGGCCAGACGCGAATGGAATACAAACCAGTTATAAACAAGTGGGCTTTGTTAAAAAAGTTTCCAAGAAAATTATATAATAAAATTATTTCTGAATTGAATCACTATCAAGGTCTGATTCTATTACTGATTCTTTTATCTGTTCTTCTGGGGTAATATTAATTAAAGTTTTGTGATCATCTAAAATTTGTTTCATTTTAGATTCTAACTCTTTTTCTGACATATTGTCTAGATTGCCTGATAAGACTAACTTTTGATCTACATACAAACCACCCGCTTTACCTCTAGCTATTTCTGCATTGATTGCAGCAGACCAAGCACCTTTAGCTCGCGCATCCTCTCGTAGCTTTGCTAGTTCCCCCAAATGTTTTTCAAATGTAATACCGTATTTTTCTTGTATTTCTGCTCGCAACTCACCAATATATTGCACAACCAATGGTGCAATTTTAGGATTTCGTAGCTCGCTCGCAGCCTGACGGGGTCTGGTTTTGTATCCTGCTTCATAAGCACACTCGCTCGGGCTCTTGCGCCCCTCGTTGTATACTAGTAATTCTGCGAACTTTTGTTGTCGTTCTGTTAAATTTTTTGGTAATCCCATAGCCTTGACTTTTAACGTAAATTACCGTATAAATCAATATCATTAATAGTTCTTAAGTTTATGTTAATGGGGGGTGGCTTACGACCTACCTTGCTTTGCAGTTGGTACTGATACTGACCCCCTTTTCATTTCTTTGCTCGCACGCTCGCACGCTTTCCAATTTTTATACCCGTTCTCTCTTAACCAGATACTATGTAAATATAATATTTTATTGTGTCTATCTTGGTTCATCATAAATTTCAAAACTCATTGGTTTAACTTTTGACCATCCATCAACTTGATCAAAATCAAAAATAAAGTCTAGAACATCACTTTCATTTTTGTAATTAACTCCATATTTTTTTTCATTAACTGTTAAAATAATATCACCACCATCAACTTCGGTATAAACTTCGTCTACTTTAAAAGTTCTTTTTAACGCTTGGGAAATTGCACAAGTATTGCATTGTCCAGGTTCACCATTTCTTATATCTTCTTCTGTCACATTTATTTTCATAAGTCCCCGTCCTCTATTTCTCTTTTGGTTGTTTTAGGATCTAATGCTAATTCTATTTTTTCTTTTAAATCTCTACTATCATTTGCAATAGCATTTTTAATTTTAATTTTAGGATCATTTAATAAATCATTGGCTTGCCAATCATCTATGTTAGAATCCAACCACCTTATAACCATATCGATTATTGCCTCATACTTCTGCTTGCGCTCGTACTCCATAGCCCTATTCTTACTATCTCTATAATTGTGTCCTTCATCTCGTTGTGTCATTATTCTACCTCTTCTATTTCATCTACTGTTAATGCATCCCCATTTTCAAAACGCTCATCATCCCAATCATTTATATAAGTATTTAATGCTTTTTCTTCTGCTTGTTTTTCATTGTCTGCCTCAATTTCTATTTCATATGTTGCATAAATAGTTTGACTTGCTACAATTTTATATTTTTTCTTCTTCATTACTTTCCTCTTCATATGTTTTATAATCTTGCAACCATTCATTTATTGTAATTCCAATATGCTCTGGAAAGTCAGTAATAGTATGATCGTACCAAGTACCGTCTGGTCGTTCTACAACTGCGGTAATTGTCCAATCAGTTATTTTATGTTTTGTCATATTATCCCTTCTGCTCGTTATTATAATAATGCTCGTATCCCGCGTAGTCTTCTACAACCTTGCCCGTGTCCACATCTTCTCTATACACTTCCATATACTTACAATTAAGACACTCTAAAATATAACCCTCTTCGGTATCTTTAAAAGTTTCCTGGAATCCTTTACCGCCTTTGCATTGGGTACAATCCCAATCTTGCACAAATCCACTCATTGCTTGCTCGCTTGTTTATTTATTTTTAACATATTCATATCCGTTCCAAGTTCCTAAACCTTGATTAACATCACCATATTTTTGTACTTCTTCCAATTGATTGTATAGTAAATGTAATTTATCAACATCACCGCTTTTGAATTGATCTCTATTTAAATCAATATGTAAATTAGGATATTGACTTTCAATCTCATATATTTTTTGTTTTATTTCTTCTTCTTTTGTCACTCGTCCCCCTCTTCATCTTCATCATCTTCGTGCCAAAAAACAATATTGTTTTCTATATCGTGATCTGCTTTTTTTAACTCTTCTTTTGTATAGGTATCTAAATACCCCCAATTTGTATGACCGTAAGTGTCTCTACAATAATCGTCTATATATTCGCTATGATCTCTTGCCATATTATCCCTTCTGCTCGCTCGCTTGCTCGCTTGTTAGTTTTAAATATGGCGGTCTAAAGGTTCGCTGTCGTAAAGTACTGACCATCTAAACCGCCACAATTCGCACAAAATTAAACATCTTGCACAAATCCCGTATTATCAAATCGCGCCTTGCCTTTAGCATATAAGCCCGCGATTATATTTTTTGGGTCTTTAAATCTTAAATCAGTTTTATCAGCATTAAAGACTTTATGACCCATAAATTTTTTAGGTAATTTTTTATTTCTAAATACAACGGCCACATTGCCCCCTAATTTCAAAATTTCTTTAGCGTCCGATTTATTGGTTGAACCTAATGAAAATGTTAAATGATAATTTTTTGGAAACTTGCCCGCTATAAATTTTTTCATCCTTATAGGGTTTTTTGTGTAATCGTACCATTGGGCGGTCGGGTATGTTTCAATCAAGCCCATATTTTCTATTTTCAAGTCACTCATCCCGTTAATTCTAAACGCGGGCTTAAACCCTTTAATTTTACATCTATTAATATGTCTTTTAATTTCTTTATGTAATTGTATCATAAAAGTTTTACGCTCTAAAAAATACCATCTAGTTTTATTGATACGGCCTAATTGAACTGAATTCATTTGACCCCGCCCCGCCGTATTTAAACAAGTAAGGGCGCAATCATCAGCAAACGGGCAAGTATTAAACCCGCTTATTTTAGCGGGCGCAAAATATAAAATTGCCGTCATAACTTTTTGAGATTGACCCTTAACGGTTTTCGGGTTGTTATCTATATTTAATAATTTTTTTGATTTATATAGTTTCATAATTATAGGCAATCTTGACAATAACGGCCGTCAAAATTACTTCTAAAATCCCCCCTTATATATTCCCCGCAACATCTACAATTAACAAAAATATCACCTTTTTTTGAATTGTCCTTTTTGGGTCTTTTTGGTTTATTTTTTTTTATATTTATTTCTAAATTATCTATTGACATATATTCCCATATAATAGTATAACTTCAATATGTCAATAGTTAAAACTAAAAAAATATGGAGGTGTTAAACTTATGACTAAATCAACATACCCAACTAAATATCAGTTGGAGCATTTAAAAAAGCGTATCAATAATGAGATTGACCCATTAATAGAACAAGCGCAATTAAGCGTTAAATCTATTGTGGCCGATTTAACTGAAAGCGCTGAATTAAAACTTGCTAAAAAAATAAAAGCTGACGTTGTAATAAAAGAACTCGAAGAAGCTATTGAGAACTTACAAATAAAACAACGTAAAGCCCAAACCTTTTTTGGTAAAATAAAAGACCCCGAACTCAAGGACAAATTAAGTTATAAATTCGATAAAAATGACCGTGACAGTTATTATAGATCATCTTATAACGAAGGCATAACGCCCGAAGATTGCCGAGATCAATTAAGAAGTTGGGCGCAATATCTCGCTGAAATCGAGGCCGAAAAAACACCCGAAGGCGCGAAAGTTAAGGAATTAAAACTTTATAAACAAAGCGCGATTAATTCGGTTTTTGAGTGTGGTGTCCCCGAACAATTAAACATTGTACTTGAGAAGGTTTTAAACGGTGTAGGCATTGTTTGGAATAAAACAAAGGCGCTTCAATTAGAAAATAAAGGATATAATTAATATGAAATATATAATTATAAACAAATGGCAATTAAAAGATTGTAAACCGCATTATTACTTAAAAGAAGTAGTTGACAATCTTGAAACCGCAAACTCTAAATTAAAAGCGTATCAAATCATAGAAAATGATAAAAATGACAATTATTATATTGTCCCCTTTAATGAAGAGGCGCTCTTATTGACTGAACAAGTCGCATAAGTTGACAAAATAGGGCTTCACCGTATATACAAGTGTACGGTGAAACCCGAAAAAAAATTATACCAAAATCTTAAAAAAAATACCCCTTTAATTCAGCATACACGCCTCGAAACTTTTATAAATTTGGGCGTCCCCGATTGTTTAAGTTATAATGATTTATGCGGTTTTTTTATGATTGAGTTAAAAGTTAGTAAATCAAATAAAATACGTTTTAGCCCTCATCAAATCTTATTCCATACCCAAAAATCAAAGCGTAATTTTTTGTTAATACATCACGCCCCGCCCCGCCTTCCCTCATCCATAAAACTTTATGAGAGTAAACAAATAACTAATTTGATTAAGGGTATAGATCAAGCCGTTCCAATAGCCGTTGATGATTGGGAACTAATACAAAATAAATTAATCGGAATTAAAAACAACTAACCGCGCGCCCCGTCCCGCGTCCCGTCGGTTCGCTAACCGCTGTCAATGTGTCAAATTGTCGCAGGTCTACATCTTGTGTCAATGCGACATAACCGCGCACCGCATATAGTGTCAATGCGTCATAGTGTCGCGCGTCATATTGTCGCACCCTGCTTGTGACCTCCGGGCCCACCCACCCAAAAAAAATAAAAAAAATAAGGTGCTTGTGCCCTACGGGCCCACACCCCCCACCCCCCCCCCCCCAGGGGGCTTGCTCGTTAATTATTATAATTTATTTGAAGATTAAAAAAGAAAAAGCCCGGGCGATTTCTCGCCCGGGCCATTTATGTTTATTTGTATTTCTTAGGCATATCCCCGGTTCTTTCTAGAACGTGGAACACCTCAGTGACAATTGGATGACCAGACATATCGAACTTAGAAGTGTGATACTTATCGAAAATTCTCCAGATGTACTGAACCATTTTCTTTCTCACAGCTACCGCCCGACTTTCACCCCAGTCATTCTCTACGTGCTCTAGATATATATTATTATACTCACCTTGATGCTTTCTAACTGCATCGTAAAGAGCATTCATAATAATTTCTCTAGCGATCTCACTATTTGACCACGGTGTATTATCACCATTGTCAAAATGTTTTTGATCCACACGCGTGCCATTCTTAGTATAATGTGATAACATTATATCTCCTGTGCGTATGTCCGCATCTTTCCCTGCGGTTTGGGACTGCCTACCCTTAAGCCATTCCGGAAAGGTTTGGTATTTATTAAAAGTAAACATAAAAACCTTATAACACATATTCCCATAACCTTCAATTGGTCATATTGTCGCACACAACCTATAGTTGTGCTTGTGAACTACGGGCCCACCCACCCCAGGAATTTTTAAAAAAAAAGAAATCCCCGCTCCGATTATCTCGGAGCGGGGTTGGTTGTTATTCTAGGCCCTCGTAAGGTGCCACAGTTTCGTAGTATTGATCAAATATATTTTGCCATATATTATCAAAGCTTACATTTATTTCAGCACCGTCGAACCAATCCATATAAGAATAAGTAATCTTATAGTATGTGTTTGGTTCTCGGCTGTACCATCTGACCTCGTCGCTAGGGCCTCCCCAACTGAACTGCAATCGATAGTATCCAATCGGCTGATTGTCGAACGTGTCTGGTTCAACGAAATCAAAAGCCAAAGTATTTTCTGACAAGTATTGTGGCCAGAAAATACTATCATCGTTCCACGCGTCGCTGAATTGCTTTTCACGGTCAACGTATCGCGCCGAGATTAACTCGGCGCACGTTTTTTGTTTTGTTTGTGTTTGCATTATCTTTTCATCTCCTCTTCTACTAGTTTATCGATCTCATCTAGAGCGAGTGTGTATATCTCGTTCAACGTCATCCAAGTTTCAAGATCAATAAATTTAATTTTATTATTAGATTTATTCTCTAATAATAATTCCCAACGCTTACGCTCCACGTTTGATTCTATATAGAACCAATAACCTTTGTAACTGTTCCTCATATCTTCTCACTTTCCGTCGTTAGATTATACCCCAACTCTTTTATCATCTCGATAACTTCTGGGAGTAGGGTTTTATTCCCAGATATATTGGCAAACAATCTCGCCTTTTTGCAAACGGGGTAGACACGCTCTACCCCATAAACATTCTTTTTACTTACTATCAACTGCATTTTGTTTCTCATAAAATTTGTTGAAAGCTTTTTCAGCAACTCTTGGAAAAAGTTCTTCTGCAAGTTTTTGCCCAAAATCTCTTTCCTCTTTGTCACCGTGATCAATTAAGAAAGCCCAAATCTCATTTGTTGGGCCAGCCCATCTTTTTTTAAACTCTTTTAGTGTAAAATCTTTTTCACCAAAGTATGAGTCTAGTTTTATTGTTTTTTCTTTTTCCATCTCTTCTCCTATTGTTGATATTTAAGAAGATGCTTTAAGCAATCTTCTTTGTTTAAAATTGTATTCAATGCTGATTGCATCAACGGGCAACTCTCGTCGTGTTCCGTTCCGTAAACTGCGTGAGCAATTTCGTGAAATACAATATTTCTTAAAGTGTCCAAACCTAAATCAATAGCATCTTTTGTAATCCACATTTGATTGCCACTCATCTTTGCACACCCTAAAACATTTTTATGTTTAGATGAAGATTGCTCACCAACACGAACCTCGATTCGTGGTAAGTTTACTCCACCTCTTTTAGCTTCATAAATTAAGTCGATTACTTGTCTTCTTAATTTGTATACTTCATCATTCATTTTGAAGTTTTTTATTTTTTTTGTTTTCATAACCTTACAGTACCACTTGCCCTATAAGGGTCAACTTAATTCGTATAAATTCCCATAAGTGCGACAACTTTGACCAGTGTGATATTTTTACTACATTCCGAAATTGCATAACTACATCTTGTGTCAAATTTAACTCATACTATATGTTGTGGTGCGACAATATGTCGCAGGGGTCCCAAGCCGATTTTGGGTGTG